GTTGAGAGTATGGATTCGGTCATCCATAACCATAGTCTGTCCAGTTTCTTCTTGTTTGTAGGAGAAGAGTTTGGATAGTAAGAGGTTCTCTCGTATTGTGAGAAATCGAAGTAAGATCGCCATATCTTGTGTATGATACGAATCAGTTGATGGAGAAGTCGGTTGTCGAATTCACTCCAGTCTGCTGAAAGAACGGAATTTGGTGTTCCATTCGCATTGATCTCGTTGAATAGCTTGCGCCATCCACCTCGAATAATCTCTCTGCCCCATAGCATTCTGCCTGCTGACGTGTTTAGGTATGTCGCTTGTAGTGGCCAGATGAACATGAGTTCTGCTTGAATAAGGAGTTTAGGAGCTCCAAAAACTGCTCGAACTTTGTCGGGTTCATTCAGTCCTACGACATGTAATCTCGTGTGGAGATTCAGCCAGTAGTAGGGTTTCGGCTTGGCGCCGTCCCAGAATTGCTTTGCACCAATACCTATTTCATGAATCCTACTTCTGTTGTAGAAGAAGATCTGATTGTACAGGTTGTGATAGGTTAGTTTTGAGTTCTTGATTAGTCCAAGTGAGTGCTTCAGTCGAAGATAAGAAAAAGGAGTGGTGTTGTGCTTCACTGCAATTTCAATTTCGTAAGCTTCCAGTTTTGGAAGTTGTGATTCAGCGTCAACAGATCGGTCTGTCGGTGCGAATGTGAAGTTGTTGTTGGTCCAAGGAGCCTCGGCGCTAACGGGGAGGGTGCTAGGGTAGTACCTTGTGTCCGGATAACTGACGGGATGTAGCGGTCGATTTGGTCGGAATTGATCTGTGACCCATCGGATTGCTGCATTGACGTTGTCGTCTACTGGGATCTCGTGCTTGGGGTGTTCTGCTTTCATGAAGAATGCAATAACTGCCTCATCTGAGCCGTTTGATCTTCGATTCGTTTGTACTTGCTTAACTTCATCATCAGAGTAAAATCTTTTGATTCTGTTGAGTAGCCAATCGTTTCGATAGTCCATAGACTGTTCCTTTCTAAGGAATCGTCGTACCGTCGGGATTGAATAATTGTAATTCAAAACCGGTTGAAGGTTTGTGTTTGTGTTTGTTGTGTTAGCTGTTACGCTCATTGAGTATCGTCTCAAAAGTTTAAATTTTCGTTGAAC